TCTAGGTTTATTCGATGTTAATACAATCTTGATATGGGCATTGCCAGAAACACGTTTAACAGCATAATATGGCGTCGAATTACTAATACCTGACCATCTTATAGGCTTATTCTGTTTTAACCTCGTAGTGCCCATATATTGTCCGTCTATGTACACCGCCATATCTAGGTACCACCCATACCACGACTGGCTATAGTCTAGGTTGTGGATATATGTGTTTATACGGCAATACATATATGCGCCATCACGATAATAATCTGTTGTAGCAGTAAGTCTGATTCTGGGGCCACTATGTATCACCCATTGATTAAATAGAGTTGTTGCCATATCATCACCTACTTATATACTGCAAAGCATTTAGCCTCACTCCATGTACCGCCAGCGTAGTATTTAACCTTACCGCTTACGTTATCTAGCCATAGCAGGCTCTTATCTTCTGGTTCAGTTCCTGATATAGTAACCTCAGGCTTATTTAACACCTTAACTTCCGAGCCACCTATGTAAAGCAAGCCTTTTGACTTATCAAATCCTAGCTGTCCTTCTTCAATTCCATCTTTACCATCCTTGATTGGATATATGCCTTTTAATCTAGTTTCAAGGCTAGATGCTGTTATAAGCGATGTAACATCAAAGTTACTACCGGTTATCTCGTTAGCTATCTGCACAAATGCGCTATACAAGTCATCTAGATATCCTTGTTTTTCCTGGATGTTATCTAGAATCTTATTTGCCTGTGCGATGATACCTGCGGTTTCGCTTGCTCTTAACTTCTCTGCTCGTTCCCTTGCCTCTTCTGCTGCCTTGTATGTTGATACTTCTTTTACAAGTGCAAGAAGTACCGGATAATACTCTTCCTTTTCAATTTCAGTATTATCTATGTTTCCATCTGATACGTTATATGTGAATCTTGATGTAGTCATCTTCTTGCCGTTTGTGTATATGGAAATATCCACGAAGTATAAACCTACAAGTTTTGTGACTTCTGGAACCGGCTTATATGTTAGAAATCCTTGTGCTGCATCTTCGACTGTTAAGTGGTCTCCTATGCAATCAACAAAAGCTTTTCCGTCCGGACGGATAATTTCGATTGTTACAGCGGTATACTCCGAAAAGTCGAACGAGCTGCTGCCATTAAGCAGTTTGATATCTATTGCTGCATCGTCATCGAACTGTACCAGGCCATTAACAATAATGGACTTCACTTTGTTTACATCTACCGTTACGCTGATTCTTTTCATACTATCTCCTTAATAAATTAAGCGAGAGCCTCAGCCCTCGCTTTACACAGCGTTATAGCTGCCTTATAGCCTATTCTCAAGTTCCTTGTACTGCTGCTGTGCCTCTTCTTCATAGTCAGCGGCAAGTCCTGCCTGCTTCATTGAGTCCTCAATAACAAGCTGCACCTTTCTCGGTACCATGACCTTGACGCCTCTCTTAATCTGATAGTTCTTGCCGTTAAGTGTAACTACTAGATCATCAGAATATTTATCTGAATCCTTGAATAGCATTATCTCAACAAGTTCTTCTAGGTAATCATCGCTTACCGGAGCAGTATTTTCGGTAACATCTTCATCTGCAGTATTTTCTACTGCCTCAGTAACCTCTTCATCTGCCATAGTTTCAACAGCTTCTAGTTCTTCGTTCTTCTTTGCCATAATTCTTTCTCCTTATATCAATATTGCTAGCCTGCAGAATTACAGGCTAGCTTTATGAATTAGTTTGGATCAGATTCCAGTGTTACGCAGTGCTCACATCTTACGATGTAAGGGCTAACTAGAAGCTCTGCAGTCTTTGCAGCCTTCCATCCAGCAGTTGCTCTCTGATTGAGTGGGTCTGCTGTTCCTGCTGAACCCTTCTGCTTAACAATCATCTCGAGTCCGCCACCTTCAATCTCGGTAGTTCCGTATGCGTTAGCTCCTAAGAACAGTGTTCCGTAGATTCTAGCTCCGGATGTGCTCTTCTCGTTGAAGATTTTAGCCTCTGTAGACTCGATAAATCTTACTCCTGCAATCTTTCCAACCTCTCCCTCGAAGATCTGAGTTGAACCTGCATACTTTGATGCATCAATCCATGCCGGATCAGACTGTAGGTCGTACGAGGTATCAGGATTGATGATAGCAACGTAGTACTTGTCAATCTTTGGAGCGTTAGCATTCTTAAGAATTCTAGCAGCTCTCTTGACTGTATCCACTGTTAGTTTGTCATCCTTGGTTAGTGCCGCTCTTGCTGACTTGCCGCCTGCATAAAGCACGTTGGTACCGGAGTGCATAACCTCTCTTGTAACTGTATCAAGTGTTCTTCCTGCCTGATCAGATAGCAGCTGCTGTGACTCTAGCAGGTTGTTATCTAGCGCTGTGAGAAGCAGCATATCTGATAGAGTTACGTAATCGCCGTACTGCTTGATTGTTGCAGATACCTCTGTCATCTGGAGCTTTCTTCCGTCCGGTGTTACACCCTCTGTAAGTGGTGTTAGTGCCTTTGGGAACGGCTTGTACTGTCTGAATTTAATAACCTTACCGCCATTCTTTGGAATCGGCCTCTTCTGTGCAAACTGGTCGTGAATTAGCTGCGGACCTGTGAGTCTGATAAGATTCTTATCGTAGTACTCCTTCATATCCGGCGTCAGATCGCTATCTGTAGTGATATTTGTGTTTGGATTTCCAAAAAGGAAATAGTCTCTAACGTTCATTGTTTCCCCCTTACTCAGTACTCAGTTAGAAGGTAACGGTTTCACCTCTAGCTACACGCTTATTGATTCTATCCATATCTTCGTTACTGAGATTACTAATGTTCTTCTTGACCTTTAGTGGAGCTTTGGACTGCATACCGTTTTCACGCGGTCTTAATCCTCTTGCTCTCACTGTGTCGATAGTGTTCTTCCTAGTTTCCTTGGTAGCCATCTGAATAGCGCCAGAGATTAGCTCCTGTATATGTGCTGCTTCAAAAGCTTTTCTTACACTCATTCCAGATTCAAGGTAGCTCATGAATTCAGGATTCTCACTAGCCTCTTTCTTAAGGTTGAAGTGCGGATACACATTTCTTAGTTCAGCGGATTCTGATTCCCACTGCTCGTACAGTGCGTCTGCTTGCTCTTTGGCAGCTCTTTTTCTCTGCTCTGCTTCAAGCCTTCTGTTTTCCGCCTCGAGCTTCTTCTGGTACTTGTACTGTTCAACTGATAAGCCTTCTCTTTCTGCTCTTTCTTCTAGCAGTTCGCCATCTTTCGCGATTGCCTCTTTAAGTCCGTTAAGATTACCAGGCTCAATATCGTACTTGTCATACAGTACAAATAGCGCATCTTCATATTCACCAAGTCTGTTCCTGTCTGCCTCTGCGTTCTTAAATCTTTTGGAAAGCGTATCCTTAACGCGCGCATCGTATAAGTCTTTATACTTTCCTTTGATTAGTTCTTCGAACTCTGCAGATAGGTCTTTGGGCTCATCGGCGTTTTCACCCTCTGATGGCTCATCGTCTGCTTCTTCGCTATCGTCATAGCTGTTATCGTCAAACAAATCATCATCTTTCTTTTCTTCAAGAGCTGTGCCCTCTTCAGCACTGGTAGCGACACCAGTATTACCGCCTGTTCCTTCGCCGCCCTCTCCATCGAAGAGGTAAAAATCTCTATATGTCATTGTTCCTCCTGCGGCTTACCCGCGAGCATTTATCTTTACGGATTTATGATATAAAAAAATTATTTATTATTCGACTACGGCATAATCACTTTAATATTTTTTGGATATCCCTCTTCAAGAATCGTTAACATTTTGCATGCAAACGTATATATGATTCTTGCGTATATCATTTCATTTACGTTGTCCGGATGCGATGTAAAGCTGATCACTACATCGCCAGGCTTGATATCGATCGAGCTTTCTAATCTTTCAACCATATCTGACACTGTATGTACTAGCGTGCTAATCGCAAAGCACACATGGCTCTCGCCTGCGTGCTCTTTGATATCTAACGTATACGTGATTTTGCCTTGTTCGCCTCTCTTACTCGTCAGTTTTGCTGATGTCATGACCTTCTCCTACGCTTGCTTGATTGCTTGCTCTATCTCTGATATTTGCCGCCCTGGTATTAACCGGTCTATCTATACCGCGCCTTGCCTCATATGCGGCTGCGTTTAACTGCGGCGCTACTTCCATTCCTAGAGCCTGCTGTACCTGCGATGTGAATTCGCCTGCTCCAACCGTCTGGTCTAGCATTCCTGCCATCTGCATAGCGATGCTAGCTAATTGATTCAGTTTTTCATTAAGGTTTCCGTTTTCTCCTACCTTCCTGCGGAGTTCTTCCACTCCTTCAAAGTCCATAGCGTCTAACAGCATTCCAGCCTGTACATAGTTGTTCGGATTGAATACGCCCATGCCGTACAGCTCTTTTACCGTCTCATTCTGCGACGCTCTATTAAACGCATTCTTTTTGGCAGCGGAGATTTTGACATCGAATATAGGTTTCTTTACGATTTCTGGCTGTCCTGTTACATCATCGATTGTTGTTTCCTTGAGTAATGAATTTTCAAAGCTGATAAATTCATACGATCCGCCCTCTCCGTCAATTCTGAAACAACGAGGTTCATCATAGAACTGCCTGATTAATTCTATAATCTGCTTGACTAGCCTCACGTATGCTCTATATGAGCTGCCTATCATATCACGAGATAGCTTTGAGCCTGCTTCTTGCAGCGCTGCAATGGCGCTAGCTGCTGTTACACCTGCGGCCGTACTTCCCTGCGAGAAGTCGCGATTGCCCGAGGTTTCTTTTAGCTCTTCTTTTTTCATCTCGAGGTAATTCATGACAAGTGACGGAAGCGGCGTTGTTTGAAATTGTTTGATATTCCCCTCTTCAACTCTGCCGTTTACCTCAAAGAAGTCTTGTGAATAATCAGCTACTTGCTCTGGGTCTATTCCTGAATTCTTGTTAATAGCCCATCTTGGCTTACCGACAAGAGCCGCATTCTTTGCAACAATCTGATCCATCTTGTTTATAACCATCTGAGGAGATTTCATAACATCGATATATCCGAAGCCTAGCATTTCAGATTCAACCGGGAACAGATTATCCACAACGAACGGATATTCGCCTGAAATGTAATATCCGCTCTCTAAGTACTCTTCACAGTTCTCAGATGCAAAGAGTACGTGACCGTCAATAAACTTGCAGTAATGAACAATTGTCCTACCGTTAACAGTCTGCTTATAGTACCAGTCATAAACAACTGTTCTGTTAGATGCTGAATCGTCACGCTCTGTATCGTACTTCACGATTTCAGCACCTGCGGAATTTGATAGCACGCCTTCTAAATCTGGATACATTCCTACGAGGATATCGTTATCCACAGCGTCTATCAGAAAGATGTTTGGTGAATCCTGGATATATTTAATTCCTGGTTCCCATAATAGATTTAGAACATCTATTTGTTTTACAGCGATATCACCGGCGCCGTTATCTCTTGTGTTATCCCAGTATGTAGCATACACGCAAAATCCTTGTTTTAACTTGTACCACCAAGCGTCACTATATATCTGCTGGAAGTCGCAGTTATCTAGTATGCATGGCACAATCTTTGATAGTGATAACGCAGAACCTTTATCACTCTCTTCACGTGGAAGCAGGTTAGGCATAGGATAGTTATCCATAGCGTCAGCGTGTTTGTTGGCAAGTGAGTTAAACATCCATGCACTTTCAGGCTTCGGATCGTTTTCTTTTCCTTGTGCATCCCCTATAACTTCCCACTGCCGGAATTGCCACCACTTTTCATTCTCAACAATGCGCTTTTTGAACTTCTCAAGATTCTGCTTGTACTTTTCGTATGTGTTTTTTGCCTCTCCTATAACCTCTTCATCAATGATTCCTTTTCGGCCATAGTTCGGGTCCCACTCTTTGCCTTCGTCTTCGTTAAAAGCTCCGTAATCCGTTTCCGGCTCTTCCTTCGCATCTAGCGATGTTGGTTCTGGTTCCTGCTCTATATAGTCTGGCTCTTCCTCTTCATCTTCGATAGGTTCTTCCGCTGCTTTCTTTGGGTCTATTCCTAGCCTCTTCATAAGCTGTTTATCTCCCTCGGCTTGCGCGGGATCTTCTTCAGGCTCTTCATCTTCTGGCTGTTCTTGGTCTCTTGATGGCCTTGCCTTCTCGATTTCTTTAGCGTTCTGCTCTTTCAGTTTCTTCTTCTTGTCTTTCATATTCGCTCCTTACATGTATTTGAAAAAGTCGTATCGTCCTAGCTGTGCAGGAATCATATTTAATGGGTCGTGCATCCCATCTGTTCCCTCATATAGTTTTGCTCTGGCGTCTCGTCGCTCGTTTATAGGTGACTCCATGCATACATATCTCCATTCGTCGTATATATGGTCTTCCATTTCAGTATTGATATCCTCCACCTTGGTTTCGCTGTAAATTAGTTCCGGTACTGTTCTGATAAAGTCTTTGCAATTTGAGAAGCAATAGAACATTGGAATTCCGTTTTCATCAAAAGCTAGTCTATAGTGACACTGCATTTTACCCGGTATTCGTGTATGGTCTCCCTTCTCCCAATACACGCCAGCTTCCATAAAGGAATCGGCTATTGATTTACCGCCGTTTTCTTGGAATATTGCAGGGTCTGCAACGGCTGATATTGTTCTGCCCTTTAAATTTGGGTCTGAATCCTCAATTTCCATTATTGCCTTAGCAATCTTTTCGGTGGTCCATTTAACGCCAGTATTTGGCTGGTCTGTGCAGCCGTATAGTTCGTTGATTCTATATAGTCTATTGTCGTTATCTACAGCGTACCAACCTACACTAAATGGCTTTGAGTAGCCCCAGTCAAAACCTCTAAATATTCTCCATGTTTCAGGAATCTTAAATGGACTGATGACATGGGTCCACTTACGATCTGCATGATGCTCTATCTCGTCGCTCCACTCTGTGAATACTTGTCCGCTGAATGAATTCCAGTCTCCGTACAGCAGTGCTTTTTTGTCTGCTTCCGGAAGCATAGCCAAATTTGCGATATAGTACGGGTCGTTTTCTAACAGCTTTTTGTTATCAAAGACCGTTGATGGTACAAACATACGGCTACGCACGCGCTCTATTAACTCGCCTGTTGGGGTAACGATTTTGTATACGCCCTTGATACGCGTCATAGGTGGCGCAGGCGTAATAAATCTCTTTTTTACCCAGCCGTGACCAACTCCCCCAGGATTTGCGCTAGCTCTTATGTATACTCTCGTTCCTGGCGCTGTCGGACGATTACGAGACATTAGATACATGTACTGCGTACGCGTAAAATGCGTTAGCTCGTCAAAGGCGATAAAGTCATACGCCTTACCTTGATAGTTATATTTATCTGTTTCTCTCTGTAAATTTCCGAAGTATATTTTTGCTCCACTTCCGAATTTCCAAACGTATTTTGATTCGTTGAATTTTGCGCTCGGAAATGCTTTTGAATATAGATTTATGGATCTATCCATAAGCTCCGAGAGCTGCGGAAATGTGCGCCTTAAGATTAGCCCTTTATAGCTTGGTATATGCACCTGCCTTAGTGCTTCGCATAATATAGCGTCACTCTTTCCGCCTCCAGCTGCGCCGCCATATAACACTTCATATTCTGGGCGGCTCATAAATACTTTTTGGCGTGGCTGCGGCTCCCATGCTATTTTCATTCTTCTACCTCCGCAACCTCTTCATCACTTAAATTAACAAGTACAATGCTTTCAGCCTCTTCAACGCTGATATTTTTATTTTCTGCCTCAGCTTCAAGCAACTTAACTTTTCTTTCTTCAAGTCTAATTCTTTTCTTCGCGTTCTTAAGATTTTCTTTCTCTTGGAACGTGAGAATAGTCTCCATTGACCGTCTCATTTTCTCGATCGCCTGCAGCGCATTAGCTGCATCTTTTACCTGTTTAAAATCTACTCTCTTATATTTTTTCTCAACGGTTTTCTTTGATACTGGAAAGCCATCTGAATTGTATTCAGTTTCTTCAACCAGATATCTATTGAACTGCTTTGGATCTAATAGAGCGTCGCTCATTATATTAGACAAGTTATGTACTATGCCTATTTCTTTAGATAAGTCTATAGATTCTAGTTTAGATACGCGCTCTACAGCTTTTCCGACAGTATCTGATACATACTTCCTGCGCTTTTCTTTCCACTCGTGGCGGCGTGCATACTCCGAAATGGTGCGCGCCGATGTTTGGTATTTGGTAGCTAGTTTTGCGTACGATGTGTTTGTTGTTATGTATTCTACTTCGAGCTTGTTCCAATCCATGATTTCCTCCAGCTTTAATTATGCCTATTGATATACGTTTTTTCGCCTGCTTCAAAATTTTTAAAAAAGTTTTGAAAAAGGTGTTGACATTGTCCGACATTAGGCGTACAATGTAATCAAGCTAAAGGACGGCAAGTCTTAAGGAGAGTGGCAAATATGACCGAGAAGAAAACAGAAAGGGTCGCAGTGCGAATGACACCGACACTAAAGGCTGCTGCTACCGAGATAGCGGCAAGTGAGAACAGAACGCTGAGCAACTACATTGAATCTCTAATAGTTGAACAGGTTCAGAAAATCAAAAAATAAAAAATCGAGCCGCTGCAACGGCTCGAAACACCCAGAAATTACCACCCCTGATAATTAAAAGGAGCTATAATTATGTTAAACGAAATTACAAAGAAAATCAACTGCAAAGAATATTTGAACTCGCTAGATTGCTGGTACGGAGTTAGACCAAACGGCGAAGAATATTACACGGCTTACTGGTTTATGAAAGATTCCGACGGAGTATCATCTGTTCCATATGCAGGAGATCTTGAAAACGGTGTGCGCATTGGAGCTTTTGAAACTAAAGAGAATGCAATTGAAAAGCTAAAGCTATCTGCTGCACCTAATAAGGCAATAGTATTATACGAGCGTGAGAGTTCGGAGGTTGGCAGTGATTTATACTTCTCATTCGCACCACAAGAAATTATAAAGGCGGCTTAATAAAAAAACGAGGGGATCCCCCTCGTTTTCTCTTGCTTAAAAATAACTCCAGCCCGTAGCGCCTATCTCTATTCCCACCTGGGCATTTAGCATTATAAATATAATACCGTCCATTAATGCGTTCATTTCTTTTCCACCTTTCCGCTTTTTGCATCAAAAATTAATTCGCTATCTCTATACTTATCCACAAGCTCGCTAATGTTCGCCATACTGAGATTGTTCTCATGCATTAACGCTAGGATTGTTTTTTCGTTGATTGCTACCTTTTTTCTATCTAGCATGAGCTGCCTAGTGAGTCTGTTTATATCTTTTGTTTTGATTTCAAGAGCATTCTCGTAATTTTCTTTGAGCTTCTTTTGGTTATTCTTTTCTCTAGCTAATCTCCAAACGAGCGTGGATATTTGATTTCTCATTTCGTCCGCATAAACTTCATGCAATCTTAATTCTAAATCCGGGGAATCTTGATAAATTTCGTAGCACTCAAAAAGCCTTTTGGCGTATCTGCATTCAGTTCCGCCTTCTTCACACTTCTCAATCTGTTTTCGATGCTTTTTCTTTGTGTCAAAAAAATGCATGCAGCCTTCACACGTGATTGTGTTTTCTTTATGCGCCATAAAAAAAGGGCACTTGATGTAATAGCTCATCATTCTCTCCTCATTCTGATTAGCACGCTAAATCCGAGGCCGTCCCCTGGATCTTCCGAAAAAAATCCGACCTGCCTGCCGTCGTGTTCAACTATGCAATCTGTGAATACATATTTAGTTTTATTATTTTTATTTATTAATTTTGAAATAAATCTTCCATCTCCTGGATCGTTTATGATTCTCTCTACTTGTCCCCTTGTAAATGTTCTATCTGAAACAATCGGCTCCGGCTTTTTTAAACCTAAAGAACCGCCCCAGCACCTTTTGCTTTTTCCTTGCCTTGCCATGTATAAGGCTTTTCCTGTAATTCCTGTTTCGCTAAATCTAAGTTTATCTGTATTGCAATATCCAGCTTTCCACTTTTTTTCTAGAACGTCTCTATCTGCACCTTTAAAAATCATGTGGATGTGACATCTCGCTTTTGAACCTGTATCATCTCCTTTGTGATTTGAGATTACATATACAAATTCAACAGCTTCTTTTCCACGCTTCGCCATTTCATATCTGACGCGACGCGTGTAGTTCCTAACATCTCTTAACGCCTCATCTCTATTAGCCGGAAGATGTGCATCATCATATGTAGCATCTACGCTGTAATCACCTTCAGTGAAATTAAGATTGCACAGCCTTGCAAAATATCTCTGTGCTCGTTTAGAGTTGAGATTTTTTTGTGCCGGTGTAGATTCTTTTACCTTCCTTGCTCTCTCATATTTTCTTTTTCTTGGCGATACATTAAATATTTCTATTTCTTGATAATTTCCGCAGTTATATTTTTTAGTTCTAATCATATCTATGTTTTTTCGTCGACTTGTTAATACTCAATTGAACTTTTAAACCAGCTCGCGGCTGGTGATTGTTTTCTCATTTTTTATGTTTTCTTCTTATATATATGAGGCGGCGAATATGACTACTTAATTATGTTGTGCTCTTATATGTATATTTATTTTCAGAAAGGATCTTTATGTTCGCCGCCGTCATAGCAATTTAGTTATATAAATATCCAGTATAGGATCACTAGGCATCCTGCAGAGATAAGTAAGTCTGCTGCTAGATATAGCTTGTTTGCTTTTTCTGTTTTGTTTAACGCGGTGAATAATAGCGCATTAACTCCTGCTATAATTCCTAATATCCATAATGTAAGTATTAAGTCGATCATTGTTTACTCCTATATATATGAAGTAGCGGACGTTGGTTTGAGAGATTATCATTTTTACATCATTGTTTGCCTTATAAAAATAACTTATGGTGTCCGCTACTTACATAACGTATTGTTAGATTTTGTCTATTCCTACTTGTATGGAATTGGCAGTGGCATCCATGCAGTAACTTCATCCACATTCCCACCTGTGCCGGACAAATAAACTTCCCCACTTATAGCTTCGTCAAATGCATCTATCCATACATCAATTCCGTCTGTTACGATTACATCTTCGTTATACTCTGGTAAGTTTTCGATTATGTACATCCAATTATGCTTGATGTACTCTTCATCTTCTGGTGTTAGTTCTTTGAATATAATTTCTTTCCATTCTGGGATTTTGTCGTACGCCTTCATAGTCTTGCGCTCCTTTTTTACATTTCGATGCAAACGTTCTGCCACTTCTTGTAAGCGTCAAGATAGCACTCATTCTTATCTCCGTTGTATGTGACCTCGTAGTACATACCGTCTGGGACATTGGTGCTGAGCAACGCTTTTGAATTCTGTAATGCTTTGCAGAACCATACGACAAATACATCTTCTGTTGTGATTTTTCCGTTCTTGTCTGTTGATTCAACTCTATCGTTATAGTAGTTTCTTACAAGTTCTTTACACTTCTTTATAAATTTTCTTTCGTCCATAATTTCTCTCCTATTGCTTTGACAATTCCAATCGTTACTCCGTTACCTGCTTGTTTGTAAAGCTGACTATCACTATTTACAAATTCTGCTTTTTCATAATAATTGTCTGCCCACCCTTGGAGGCGAAAGCTTTCTCTCGGTGTCAATTTTCTAATTGTGAGATAGCAATTGTATTTCTCGCTCCACACCGCCCAAACGTCTTTTTCTTCATCCGCCTTTATCGCAATTCCGTGTTGGTCTTGCGTTGTCAGGGTAAACATATCTTCCCCGGCTTCCTTGCACCTTCTCCCGTTTTGGCGCTTCTCTTTTCTAAACGGTGTTAGTACAGGAATTGCAATTGCTGTGGCTTCATTTCTTCTATTGGACACTCCGCGATCTTTCGTCGTAAGGCAGTTTGCAACTTGTAACTCTTGTAATTCGTTTGATGATTTATCAACGCCAAATGCGTATAGCCCTGTTTTTGCACCAACTCCGCCAGCTTGCGCATTCTGTGTACAAGCGATTCCGTTGCTGTCATATACTCGGTGTGCCTGTGCTCCGCCAATTAATTGCCTTGTACTATTTTCTCCGCCATTTCCCGTGATAGGAAATATTTGTCGTCTACTTCTTCCTCGATAACATCCAACAACGTATATGCGCTCCCGGTTTTGCGGAACGAACCATCTCGAGTTGATATTTTGCCACTCGAGATCGTACCCGAGTCGGTCCATTTCAATGACGATTGATAAGAAGTCAAGTCCTCTGTTACTAGAAAGCATTCCCTTAACGTTTTCGTAGATAATCCATGTGGGTTTATCTTCTTCTTCGAGCTCTTCCAGGATTCTAAAAATTTCTCGTACAAGGCTGCTTCTTTCTCCGTCAAGCCCTGCTCGCCTGCCTGCGATTGAAAAGTCTTGGCATGGTGCTCCGAAAGTCCAGCAGTCAGCTCTTGGAATATTGGTAGAGTTAACTGCTCGAACATCTCTTGCGTACCATTCTCCATTGAGGTATTCATCTTTCAAAATCTCCTTCTGTCTTTTCTTTTTATCCAGTTCGCCAAGGCGAGCTCGTTGCTCTTCCGTTATGGTGTGCATAGATCTGTAGCTAGCTTCTGCGAATTTATCAAACTCGCAGTGCCCTATGCATTCATGCCCCGCGAGTTCTAAGCCTCTTGTGAACCCCCCCACTCCAGAGAAAAAGTCTATAAATTTCATAATTATGACTCGCAATCTTCTTTTAACCAGCGCTCTATTAGTGCTTCACACATTTCTACATCATTAGCGCAGGATTCACATTCTCTATCACAAACCGTAAACTCTGTTTCACCATCGCTCACCTTGCGCAAGAATTTAGCAAGTTGCCATGTTTCCATTTCTTGGATTAGTTCATAATTAGTCATCTATACCTCATTTCCCCAGCAGTCCCAGCCTTCAAGTTCTTCTCTTGCAAATAGTTCTATACGTGACACATCTCCGAGAAGCTCAACGATCCGTTTCCTTGCTTCGTGAGGTTTTTCCGAGTGTCTTTTTATTTTTTCTTCAATCACTTGATGTACTGCATGTGACCTTACAATTTCTTTTGCTTTCGTTTTCTTGCTAATTCCCAGCAAGCATACTTCTGCGTTCGCCCTTGTGTATGCTCCCATACCCCAAAATAAAGTGTCAGATATTTTATTCTTCTTTATCCAGACAAAAGCAGCTGTTTTGTAGGTGAATCCCCACGCCTCTAAAACCTTAATTGCCTCACTTATGTTCGGGAATGTTGCCCACAAGAAGCACACTGTTTTATCTGTGCATATATTCCTTATGGGCAGGTTGCATATTTCTTTCGTCGGCATCGTATTATAGTGCTGCTTTGCCATGCCTCGCGGTTTCACCCCCCCCACTCTGCTTGTATTCCCAGGGCGGATCTGCGTAAATCACGTCGTATTTTTTGTCTGTATCAAAAATATCTACCTTCATTAATAGTTCCCTATCATGAATTTTGCTAACTCCTGATACTCATCTTCTGTTAGCATTGCTCTTTTAAGCGGTGTTCCGTCTTTGTCAAAGGTCCTTATTTCATATCCCGGTTCTTTTCCATACCAAGATATTTTTACAAGTTTCTTTTTCCTGCCCTTGCTATCTGTCGATAGCGTGGCTAGCTCTTCTATGATTTTGTAGTCCATTTGCTATTCCTTATTAACTGTCTCTTTAGTGCGTCAGCGCACGCCTTGCATAAAACGTGTACTTCTTGCTTTCCGTCTGAACTTTCTAGTGTAAGTATTTCTCGCTTATCTCTTGCGGTACCGCAGCCGCAGAGCTCACAGTAGTTTATATTCATCATTTCTCCTATATGTAGTGCACGTCAATTCCATACTGTCTAGCTGCCGTTTCTTCAATTCGGCAGCCTCTGGTGGAAAGCCAATCATGCGCGAATACTGCCATATCTGCAGTAGATAGTAGTTTTAATGATTCCGCCAGATAGTATAGTGATTCCGATTTCACGTTCTTATTTTTGATTTCTTTTTCAACCTTGTTTTTATCTAGCACCGAATCTATAAATGTAGCCGCAGGATTAATCTCTCTCTTGATTCTTTCCTTAATCATTGTTCTTTCTGCAGCTATCTCTACATCTGTTTTGCCAGCCATTGGCTGCGAGATAAAAAATAGTTTAGGTAGCTTTGTGTTTAATTTTTCTTCAATGTACGCATCCATTGTTATTTCATTGTTTGTTTCGTAACTCATGCTTATCTCCTTAAAACATTTCTGGTTCTTCGCCTTCCCTGGCGCGTAGTTTGTCATATTCTTCTTCTCTAGCGTTTATCTCCGCTTTTAGGTTTTCATTAACTTGTTCAATCATCCTTCTTGTTGTAATGCTTACTTTTTTAGCAACATCTTCATTTTTAGATATTGTTCTTTCTGCAGCTCTATTTGCATATATCAGCATTCGCATTTTTTCTCTTCCTGCTGGATCGTAGGTACAGCGCCAATCATTACAGTATTCGCATTCATTACAACATTTACCACAGATGGTACCCTTAATTCGCCTGCACCAACGAAACGACCTGTTGTCATTTGGTGTTCCGTGTTCGTGTCCGCACCTGTCACACACACATCCTACGTTTACCATCTCTTCCTATCTACTTCCTCTAAAATCCCTGTTATTTCTTTTCTAACTTCCTCTAGCTCCTCATAAGTCATTCTGAGGTAGCCATTTGACGCACTCAGAATTAAGAATTCATCTTTATTTGCCACATAAGCGATTCCTTTTTGCATAGACTCATATGTTAATGTGTCGTCTATTGAATCTGCCTTATGTAGGATTTGATTTACATTCAGATTTATACTTGGGATGGTTGTCGTTGATTTCCATCTACTCATAAATAATTCCTTCCTATAAGGATCATCCAGTCATTACGTGCTTGCTCTCTGGTCATTCCTTCGTTCATCTTTTCTTCTTCGTACTTCTTTTGATAAAAGCGTCTTAGTTTGGTGTTCTCTTCTTGTGCCCACTCGCTACAGTTCATATGTAGCTCTTCGTGGTGCTCATGGCACACATCTACTTGAAAGCCTAGGTCTATACTTATTTGGCGATTAGATCCACCAAAAACCTCATGCCTTTCTGCATAAGGTTTTCCGCAATATGCGCAGAATCTATTTGCTTTATCCTTATATCCGTTTTGCTTCTTCTTTTTCTTCCTGTTCTGCGGCTTTGGAAAAGCACATGTTTTGTAATATTCCATCATTTGGCTGGTCTCCTAATCGAATGTAATTGTTTGCAATTCTTCATCGCTCCAAGGTTCTATATTTGACAACACACTTTTTTCTTCGCATACTTCTAGTCTAGGTTCTTCATAATCAACGAACTCTCTAGTAATAGCTGATTCGGATACAATTCCTTTAAAATATTTTCTTCGTCTTTCAATATCCATGTCGCGCCTCTCTTTGTACAGTCACCTTGCCATCTATGCGTTTGAGATTTACATATCCATCTGATGTTGTTATTTTCGCTCCTGCAATCGTGCCGCTATCGACCATTTCACGCGCTAGCTTAATCACTTTGATAATGCAAGGTTCAATAGGTTTAAACTTATTCACGTTTAACCTCGCTTTTATCTGCACCCTAGCGCATATAGGAATATGTGCAGCATAGGGAATAGCAGCGCTAGGCAGATAGTTCCGATTAGATTTATTACCTGGAAGTTACCTTCCTCGTCCGAAAATATGACTTTGAATAACTCTTTATTACTCATTACATGCTCCTGTTCTTGTAGATTTTGTCTGCTACATCCCCTGCAAAATATTTCTTGCTTCTTCCGTCCGGCAAGCACTCAACGCCATTCATTAGGTCTCTTACACTTGCACGGCTAATTTTTAGATATCTTGATATATCTGATATAGTCGGAAAGCTACCATATTCTTTTTTAAGATCGTTTAATATTGCTTGCCTATCCATTTTTATTCCTCTTCGTGTTTGGATCTTTCTACATCGAATCCATCTGGGTATCTTAGCTTTAACTTTGCTAGATTGAGTTTTGCGACTGATTCTAGTGGTACACCTGCGTTATATGCGGTTATGGATAAGTACCAAAGAACATCACCTAGTTCATCAATTAGTTCTCCCACATCTGCATCATGCCCTCTAAATGTAGCCTTGTTGATTTTGCCGACAACTTCTCCGATTTCTTCGCACATTCCCATCACGGATTCAATTACGCCTACTTCTTTTCCTGTTCTCAACGTTTCGTGCTGATAGTCGTTTAGCGTCATTTTCTGTTCATAGTTAATCTTTGCGATTAAGAATCTCGGTAGTTCTTCTTCCGGGATATCCTGAATATCTACGCGCAGTGCCTTATCTCCGTATGATAAAAGCACTTCGTCCTTATCTGGTGTAACGATTATCATGTCGAGGTCCTTGCATGTATTCATTGCGTGTAGGGTATCTCTTATTGCTGTACAGATAATTTGTCTTGTGGTGTTTGTATCCATCATTTTTTCTCCTTCTATAGATAAACAGTTTTTCTGTGGCCTTGTCAGTGGTGTGGCAAGGCTATTTCTCCTTTGAAAATTTAACTATGTAGTCAACTCTTATCCCCATCTTTTTTAATTTCTTAATTTCCCTGAGTAGTGGCAGTAGGGATTTTCTCATTTCTTTTGTCATTTTTATTTACCTCTGTTGTTAGCTATTTATTTTAGCTTGGCTAATGATTCAACCAACTGTGCAATTTCTCTTGTACACGCACCCTTCGATAGTTGAGCCTTTATTTCATCAGCTAGCAACTCTTGTATCTCAGCAACAATTCGAGCTTCTTTTAGTACATAATCTGAAAGAGTTATATTTTTTCCTACGCGTCCAGAACTCCTATTAGCCGTCATTTCTTCAATTCTCTTTTTGGCATTGTGTAACTCTTCCCTTGTACGAGCTAGTTCAATCTTGGTTTTTTCTAGCGTTTTTTCTGTGGCTCTTAATCTGATAATTGGTGATTCCATTTCGCTTTTCCTTTCTGATATAATTTCAGTGTAATTTTTGTTTTAAAAAAGGAGTTTTAACATGTACTTACTAATAGGTATTAGACGAACGATTCTGAATCGCTGCCGAAATAAAAACGCTCACAGTTACAATGACCTCAATGATTTAGTAGAGAAAAAATCTGTAGATAAAGTTGTAAAAGCAGTAATTTCTCTCCACGAGCACAATTATCTTTCTGAACTTAAGATGGATCAGAATGGATTACCTTCTTATTTCGATATTTCTTGTAATGGTCTTTTTTATCGAGAGGATCTATTAGCTAAATTTATAGAGTTTATTTTTAAATCGGTAGCAACCCCTATTGTTGTAGCTTTTATAACTTCTCTTATAGCCACCCAGTTTTTCGTAAAATGAGGAGGGCTAAGAGACTTCCTATTACTGCCGAAATACAGCTGATGCAAAACTCTATTAAGTTTTTGTGCTTTGATTTTTCGAGACGCATTAGACCTCCATGTATCCAAAATGGAATTTCGGATAAAAAATCACCAACGAACCCTATAATTCCCGGGTTAACTGATTCAATTTTTATATTTCTTACTTTAAGAACTATATTCTTTTTTGATCGTTTCATTCTTAAACCTCTTCAGCTCTCGCTCTTCCTATACGGTTAAACCGTAATTTTAAACTAAAAAAATAATGTCGTTGTAACTTATCTGATATACCTCTTCAATCTTTTTGAGAATAGGGATATCTGGATAGCTCTTCCCACATTCATAATTTGACAGGGTGTCTGGGCTAATTCCAATCAATTTAGCCGCCTCAACCTGTGTGTATCCTCTTAAAGCTCTAACTGATTTAAGCGTCAGTTTATCATTTTTCAACTTGCTCACCTCGCTTCTTCTTCATTTGATAATTGGAGTATATTACGGTTAAACCGTCTTGTCAACGGTTTTTTCGTAATTTTTTCAAAATTTTATTGTGTTTTTTACGAGATTAGCGTATTATTTTCATATCAAATGGAGGTGGATAATGAGTACACAATTAGGCAACAAAAAAATAATGGCAAAAAACATTCAGTACTATATGGATTTGTACAACAAAACTAGAAATGATATTTGCCAGGATCTCGGAATAAAATACACCACCTTTACAGATTGGATAAAGGCAAATACTTATCCAAGGATAGATAAAATTGAATTGATGGCTAATTATTTCAATATAGAAAAATCTGACCTTATAGAGGAGCACAACAAAGAATCTGTTCAATCAGATCGCCCTCTTCCATCGAATATCATTCTGCCTTCAGCGCACAAGCTCCCTATTATGGGTACTATATGCGCAGGAGATGGTGTTGTATGCGAAGATGATTACCAGGGTACGTTTATAGTAGATATAGATGTTAAAGCGGATTACTGCCTGAAGGTACACGGCGACAGTATGATTGGTGCCAATATCTATGATGGAGATATCGTATTTATTTCAAAGTCTTATGATTTTGTTCAAGATCAAATATATGCGATTGAAAGATTAGATTACAACGAAGCTTCTCTAAAGAGAGTTACGCAGGATGGCGACACGTTGATACTTAACCCTTGCAATCCTGAGTATCATGCAATGGTTACTGACTACGAAGAAGTGAGAATAATCGGGCGATGTGTCGGAGTGTTGCATAAGTATGTGTAGATGTGGAATTAATTAGGAGGTCTATCATGAAGGCTTTTAGAGGATATGTTTTATGTGTAATAGCTGTATTTCTTTTAGGACTTATCTGGGCAGCTTCCACTGACCGATATAATAAACAGCACGCTAAAAATTCAGCAGCCCATAAAGTGGTCAAAGAAAGCAGTCAGGATGAGGAAGAAGATAGAGATTTTGAAGAACATAGGATAATCGAAGAAGCAAAAGAAGATGCTGTTGATTGGACTGAGGCGCATTCTCTTGTAGGTACTAATACATGTATTAAAGGTGATGTTGTTTCTCAAGACGATGACCGCGAGGACGGTGTGTATCTATATATGGGAAACAATGCTGGTAATTCAAACAGGTTTCAAGTTTTTGTTCCTGATGACTGCTTATATAGATTTGCAGATAATCACTGTGACTACTACCAGTGCACAATCGCCGTGTATGGAAAGGTTGAATTATCTAACGGTATACCTCAGATAACCGTTAGGCACCCCGACGATATTGTTATTTTGCGGTAAACGTAAGAAAGGTGGTATTAACATGTGTAGTACATCAGAAAAAATTAGATACGCGTTATTTGATTACATATTACCTATAGCGTTTATGTTTCTAGCTATCTTTTATAGAGACTATTATCTTGTCTCATTTAATTACCTTGTATTCACTTTTTTAACTGCAGGTATCTTGGCATCTAAAGGTGCATTTGCAATATTCATTCCAATGATTGTATGTGCGATTGTTTGGATTGCAGGATATTATATAGGTTTTGATTATCAGTATTATATGACTGTAGCTGGACTAGCCAGCTTCCCTATTGGATCGATTTTAATTAATATCTATGCTGCGAGGGCTTGATGAAAAGATATAAATTTACAAAAACATTTACATATGATGGCAAGCGGTATTACATCCGGGCAAACTCCGAACTAGAGCTTGGAATGAAATATCAGAAAAGGCTCGAGGATCTAAAAGCTAATCATGTGATTATTAATTCTAATATGACACTTGGAGACTGGGCGAGGAAATGCGTTGAGACATATAAGACTAGCTCTAGTGAAGATGCTCGTGATAGGTATTTAGATTTTACAGAGAAATATATAGTTAGTGAGATTGGTCATTATAAGCTTAAGGATGTACGCCCTATAATGTGCCAATCTCTTATTAATAAGTATGAGGGTATGAGCAAGTACACTATAGGGCAAGTGTATCAGAAGCTTAATTTTATATTTAGAAAAGCTGTAGATAATGGTTTGATTAATTCTAATCCGGCTGCAGATATATCTAAACCTACTGGCACATTAAATAAGAGGCGCTCTCTAACCGCCGAGGAGCAAGAGGTATTTGTTAAATGTGCTTTAAAACATCAGTACGCTATATACTTTATGCTAATTTATTTATGTGGCTGCCGCCCTTCCGAGGCAGCAAAGGTAAAGTATGAAGATATAGTTGTCAGTAAAGAACGTAAATATATTCATGTACGAGGGACTAAGAGTGCAGCGGCCGATAGATATGTCCCTCTTCCGGATATGCTAGATGATTTACTTACTGGATCTACTGGCTATTTAATCACCACATCACAAAATAATACTTTATCCCACAAAAAGAGATTGTTTGCTTGGAAAAGTCTTGTGCGAGATATAAATATAGAGATGGGCTGCAAGATGTATAGGAATCAGCTTATACCACCTTATCCTTTTGGTGACGATTTATCTACATACTCACTCAGGCATACTTATTGTACTAACCTGCAAAAGAAAGGTGTTGATATTCGCACCGCTCAATATTTGATGGGGCACTCTGATATTAAGACGACTGCTAATATATATACTCATACAACATTAGATAGTCTAGATGATAGTTGGGATATGATAAACGCAAAGTAAAACGCACGGATAAATCCGTGCGTTTATTATCTTTTACTCATTCTGAATCTGATTTTAATTATGTCTATTTCTTGAAGCCTTCCGATTTTCCCGTCAAGGTCAGTTTTTTGTAAGTGCAGGATTTTATCTAGCCTAACAGACGTTGGCTTGGAAAGCCCGGCTTCCTGCCACTTTTCAATACGATATTCGCGCACATTGTCTCCTCTATCAGTTCCTGTCATTTTAAGACTAATAATAACCGCATTTGACTCGTCTATAATCAGTACCGGTCTTCGCTTTACCTCGTCAGAATCTTCAAACACAACGTGTGCCCAGTGAATTTCCCATTTTTTAACAGTCATATTCTTTAGGCAGAACTAGATATCCATCATCATTTCTATGCCCGATTACCTCGCAATCCGATAAATCTAACTCTAAGTGTTCTAAAACATCATGCTTGCAGAAATACTCCTTTATTAGTTCGTTCGGTATGGCTACGTGTAGATTTCCGTTATAGCATTGTGCCCATGGTCCCCCTAGTTTGTGCGTCATGTTTCTTAACGTGGTTGCACTGTACCTGCCTTTATCAAGAGCTACATCGAGTATTACTTCTTTTTCTTCGTCAGTGTATTTAGATATATCAAAATCACCGCTAAAGTCTTTTATAGGATTATTTTTGTTTTCTTTAAATTCGCAATAAACCGAAGGGACTACTGGACCGTGTATCCATGCCTCTATACCTTCTGAGAATAAAGGTTTTCCGTTTGTTTTTAGGAACTGGCCTTGTGCATAATATGTAAGCTTATTAAGCTTCATATTTGTTAAATCATTTTCTTCATCTTCTTTATCGCTTAATAGATAAATAAAGAAATTAGCAACATCTATAGCTTTTAACATATTACATGCCTCCTTCCTTTTTTATCAGTTAATTATATCATCAATTTTAAATTTCTTGCTATTGATTATTTCAATAGTTGCTTTTATAAAGTAAAAGATGCCACCATAGCGGAAGCATCTCTCAACCGCAATCAGTACGGTTCTCTCTGGCCTTTCCTAGACTTACAGCACTGGCATTCCGCGAGCGTCTTACGCTAGGTGCTATTAAGTTTATAGCCTCATCCGCCTGCTGATCAGTGCAGCGACTACTACTATAAACGCTATATAATAAAGGTGTGCTGTGGGCAATTTCTCGTCCCTGGCTACCGTTATTATCTTGCTACCGCCTGTGTGTGCTAGCTTGTAGGCGGCGCAGAACCACATATTCAATAGTGTATGTGGGTAGGGCATCACACTGCCCAGTCCTAAATTAGACAT